CAGATTTCAAGTGCATTAGGGTCATGATGGTCTCCTGCTGCAATTTCCTCTTTGTGATGCTCTGCGTATTCTTCTAATTCGTGCAATTCTACCTTAGCATGTCTGCGTGCTGCAGGATTTGCTAGTGGGTCGTCCACGATGTCTTTGTCTTTTTGGATGTGTTGTTCTATTGATTCCATATTAGTTACCTTTAGTAAGTGTCTTTCATAACTGAATCCCGAGTCAAGGTTAATTGGGTAGTTACACCCTCTGTCTTGAGTGTATGAGTTACACCAGAGATTAAATACTTCCCACTATAACGTAGGTCTTCTTTAACTGCTCTGCTTTTCTCTTGTGATGCGGGTATTCTTATTTTGATAAGTGACCCTGCTGTTAATGCAGAATTTCCAGGTACAGTGATAGTTAGTTGCACTGCCTGTAGTAGATTATAGCGTGCTGCAGCATATTCTGCAACTGCCATTGTGTCGGTATCAGAATCTGTGCCATTTTGGGGGTCACCCTGTGTGTTTTGATTCTTCAACCCAGGCAATGCCCTATACTTAATCCTAGTAGCACCTTTAAATGCTTCTAGGTCTGCGGGCAATTCATAAGGTTTTCTTTTATGTATAGTGTCTGCCTTTGAAAACACTTGCACATAAGATAATTCCTTAGGACTATGAATAGTCCCTGCGGGGGCAGTACCATCAGATGAGCCAGAGTCACTAGCATTTGAGTTTGTAGGAGTTGGCAACGAAATACTAAGACTCGTTGTTTTGAATGTCCCCATTCTCATGTTTCTGAGGTGATTGGCTCTGTCAGGGTAAGATATGCTTTCAATGACATATGCACCGTTAGCGGGTGGGTCATTACCCTGCTGTATATAAGTGTATTCAAATATATCTTCATCTGACGGTATACCGTTACCCAAACACAATGCGTCTAGTGATTTAAAATTAAATCCATATCTATTCTCAAAGAATAGGAAACCAGACTGTTTATTGGATGCCTTTCCACCACCGCTACCCTCAACACGTGTGACTTTGTCTGACATATATGCTATTGCTTCTACTGGTCTCCAATTTGTAGATATGAATGATATTTTAGAATGCTTTTCAAAGTTATCATCTTTAGTCTTTTTCTTTGGTGCTTTTAAATATTCACTGCAGATATGTTTAGGGATGTTTTCTACATTTTTACCAATAGGTCCGAATGGTTTGAATACTTTATTCATCTCGTTTGTATATGCTTCGGGAGATACACAATGTAAGATATACATTTGTCCTCTTTCTTGCTTGACCAAACTACCTATTTTAAATACACGCAACTTCAAATTTATAGGTTTTTCTCCACTACTATTTGTAACTACATTTACAGAGACTTTCTCACCACCTATCAATAACTTGTTAAAGTCTATTGAATCTAAGATAGTGAAGTCACAACGTAAGAAAGGTGAGTCAATAGATTCATAGTAATACATTTCAGTCATTATATCTCTGAAATCATACTTATCACCTGTGGAGGTTTCAATCTCCATTTTCTTAATTTGAAATAACCGTGATTTTCTATCTGCCATTACATTAAGTCCGCTACGTCGCCATTAAATTCAGATACTAATCCAAATCTACTTATAAGATAAGGGTCAGCTTCCCTATCTTTCTTCCTCACTATAGGAACAACTTGTCCTCCACCACCACCTCCACCTGAGACAATAGGCTCTGCAGTCACAGGTGGTGCAGTAACTATGTTACTTGCATCTTTCCTTTTCTGATTCTTCATTTCGGTGAATTTAAGTTTCGCATTATTAATAAATTCACCTACATTATCTTTCACCCCTGATATCTTATCAAAGACAGAAGCATACATTGCTCCTTGCATGTCTTTTTTCTCAGATTCAAACTTCGCACCTTGAAGTGCTTTCTCACTTTCCATTTTGATTCTTTCTTTAGTTGCTTTATGTGCATCACTATTAAGCAAAATCCTATGAAGTTTGAAAGCACTGACACCAATTTTCCTACTATTATAAAGGACATCTCTTATACTTGTGCCCTTTGGTAACTGGTCTAATATCTGTTTCTTATGCTGATGTATAAGTTTGACATCTATAGCATATTGGGTTTTTACTGTCTTACTCGACATTTTACCATTATCGTTTGATATTGACTCGGAAGTATATCCACCAACTAACTGGTCTGGTTTTTTCTTCCCGAATAATCCACCAAGCATCATCTGTGGTGGCATTGCATATCCACCCGCCATTGCTTGCTTCATTCTCTTACCAGTTAACCCTTTATCTTTACGGGTTGCAGGAGTATCAAACGGGATAACAAATGAGTTACCATTTAATGCCTTTCCTACCCACTCAAGACCATGACCAATAAAATCAGTAGCCATACCAGTTAATGATACTGGATAACCACTCATAGGACCATTAATCCAACCACCATTACTAAACCAACCTTTTTTCTTCTTATTTTTTTTCTTTTTCTCTACTCGTGTTCCATCTGCATTATACTGATTAGGAAACTTCTTATGCATTTCCTTACCACGTGCTAATCTTTCTTCCTCTCTCTTTCTTGCCTCCTCTTCTGCTTCTTTTTTATCTCTAATTTTTGCGTCAACTAGACCGTCAAATCTTCCTTCTAAAGTTGGTGCATTACTAGAGCCCGAAGAATTCCGTGTTGATGTACTACCATCTGGAAATTGAAAGAAAAAATCATTGTCTCCTATCTCTGTGATTATAACACCCTCTTTCATATAATCAGCATAATATTTGGGTTTTTGACCTTTATCAACTTTAGGTGTAGATGTTTTTCCTTTATTATTATTATTTTTCTTATCTGTAACTTTCCCTGCCTTATCATTACCGCCACCTGGGGTAAAGAATTTCAACACTGCTGTCAATGCTTTCATACCTAAGAATAAAGGTGCAAAAAGTGTCTGAACACCAATCGATAATATCTTAGTAATCAGTGGCATATGTGGCCCAATGAAATCTAATATACCATTCATCATTTCACCTAATGCCTGAAATAAACCACCTACAGCATCCCCTATTGGTTTCACAACAGCAGTGAATGTGTCACCAACCTGTTTGAAGAATTTACCTATAGGCTCAGTCATTGGTTTCAACATCTTACCAATGCTTGCTCCTGCTTTTGACCCTAAGAATCCTCCTGCTGCTCCCAATGCCATTCCTGCCCCAGGAATACCAGTAGCATTACCGATAGCTGCACCTATTGCTTGACCGCTACCAGCTCCAACTCCTGCTCCTACTGATTCAAATGCATCACCACCCGCCATAGATGTTGCAAATGCTGCTGCCACACCAGTGCCTAGACCCAATCCTAATTTTGCAAATTTATTGCGTGAGAATGCACGCAACTTGTCCATACCTCTGATGCCCTTCATCATATTAGCTACAGACTTACCTAAGGTTGATACTACCCAAGCAACTCCACGAATTGTGCCTACAGGATTTCCAAGAAACGCTATCCCTGCAAGAAGAGGTGACAATGATGCTATAAACTGGACTGCACCAATCAATCCTTTTAAACTGACAGGATTCTCTAAGAATTTTAACAATCCTTCCATAGCAGACCCTGCTAAGAATGAGGATATATTTAATATAAACTTACCTACTGCTGCAAAGGTTTTAGCAAGACGTTTAATTGCATCTGGATTCTTAGCTAACCAATTTAATGCAGCAAATCCAACTGCTGCCTTTAATAAGAATGTTGAAAATCTTACTAACCCAGAAAACAGACTACCAAATGACTTCTTAGTATTCTTAGCAAATTCTTTACTTATCAACTTAGATAACCCAGGTCTCTCTGAATTATTTTCTGCTTCGTTTCTTTGGTTTAATTTACGTCTCTTTGCCTCGTCTGATACTTTTTGTTTCTCTCTCCTTTTATCAGCATCAAGTGCTTTTTCTTGTATCTTAACTACCTTGTTAGCATTCTTTATTTGCTTAGATACTGACGTCTTCATAGAGGCTGTCATATCTGACATACCTAACGCTATGCTATTAAGAGAAGCACCTAGAGAGTTGACTCCTGATACGATAGTAGAAAAACCTTTAGAGAAGTCTTTCTTCATCAATCCTACTTCTCTAGCTGAAGATAACCCAGTATGTTTTTCGTCACCACCACTTATCCCCTTATAAGATACCATCTTATAAAGAGTTGCCTTCGGAACTTTAGTGTTGGGTGACTTTGCCATTATACGAATTCAGTCAACATTGGTGATTTAGAGTTGATGTAGACAAATTTTGGTTGACCACTAGCAACATTATTTATTATGGGTTGGGTGACGCTTTGCTTAAGTACAACAACTTCACCGCTCTTCATCTCCTCATCAGAATCTCTCTGTGCCTTTTCTTGCATCTGAGTCTCACCTTTTACCATTTTTGCTTGTGTGTTTGCAGTAGGCTCAATACCTCTAACTGTATCAATTCCACCTTTAACAAAGTTAACGACATTATTCTTTGCCTGTTTCAAGGAGTCCATGAATCTTTCTCTTCTGTCCTCTTGTGGCACTATAAATTTACTTAATGAATCTAGTGGTGATATACCTTTATCACGACGTTTTTCAATAAATTTATGAAGTCCGTCAATCAAACCACCACCAGCTAGTGATTGCACTACACCACCACCATATGCCTTGCCCATCTTTTTGGCATTTAGATTTATGCTATCACTTATATTCATCATGGTATTTTCCATTGAGCCTGGAACTAATTGATTAATCATAAGTGAGACAGCAGCAGGCTGAGCATCAGGCATTGCCATAATTTTATCTAGTTGAGCAAGTCTGTCAGCTGATGCTCCATTATCAATCATTATTTCTTTTGTTAATTGAAGTCCCTGAGTTATTGCAGCACCAGCCATCTTACCAAAATCTGGTACAACTGTCCCATCCATTAACGTCATAGATGGATATCCACGTGATTTTAGGAATTCTCTTGCTTCTTGAGGTGTAACATATTGTTTACCGATGATGAAAGTACCATCTGCTTTCTTTTCTTGAGATGTGTATGTATTAGTAATGTTTGCAAAACCACCTACATCTAATTGAGGTATCTGTGGTAAACCAGAGAGTCCTTTATAGAAACCACCTTCTGCCATCAATTTTGGTTTATATACTTCTGGATTAGTTACTAAACCTCCAGTTGCCATAGGTTTAAGTAGATTTAGAGTTATAGGTCCTCCTGCTGCCTTCTTGTCTGGCTCATTCATTTTGTCCAAATCAAAGGCATTAAATGTTATAGCATCAAAGAATCCTGCTGCCATGCTTTTGGGATCCATCAACCTCTTAGCATTATTAACAACAAAGTTTATTGTCTCTGCTAACACACCTCCCGCTAACTTTAATACAAAACCAGTAAAGTCTAACAATGGTTTCAGTGACTTAAATATCATTTCACCAATTCCACCTATCACTTGGAATACTGACCCTAACAAAGGTCCTAGATTATCTCTGAATGGTTTAGTTATATCCATTGCCAACTTAAAATACATCTTAAATGCTCTACCTATAGGGTCAAATACAGGTTGTAGCATCTTTCCAAATACTTTTCCTACCCATTCACCTAAGAAACCACCTACTGCACTACCAATCATAGGTGCGAAAGGTCCTAAGAAAGGTGCAACTGCTGTTAATGCTGCAGCACCCGCTAGACCTCCTGCTGCCTGTCCTACACCCGCACCGATTGCTGTTCCTGCTTCTTCTCCTGATGCTAATCCACTTGCTATTCTTAGTCCACCACCAAGAACACTAAGACCTCCTGCAATCTTTCCTGAGTTTGCCTTAGCAAACTTACTAATACCTTTACCCGCCTTTGCTTTGAATATTCTACCCTTTTGGGTCATCCTATCCATTCTAGTTTTTCTTTTATTTCCATACACACCTTGAAATCTTTTATCAAACTGTTTTCCATATAGGTCAGACTTCATTCCTTTGCCTGCTCTAGCACCTCGTTTTGCATCAGCTCTCTGAGCTGACTTCTTCATAGCTTTATACTCTTTCTCAGTGTATATGACTCCTGTTTTCGCATCTTTATAACCTTTTAGTCTAGCTTTACTAGATGCTTTTATTTCTTCTGAAGTTTCTACAGACTTAGCAAATATACTATTAATACCTTGTACATCACTTATCAACTTCCATGGCATAACAAGGTATTGGACTGTTTTTAATGCAGCAATACCACCAAGTAATTGAAATACACCAAGAAACTTACGCATTCCTTGCTCTACTGCACCTTTATCACTATAATCACCAACTAAATTTGTGAGACCAGTTAACAACGACCCCACACCAAGTTTTGCTATATTAAAACCAAACTTTCCTATAGCAAATATGAGTCTACCCAGTTTTGCGACTTTCTCTGGATGTTTACTTACAAAATCTAATGCTCCAAATATAACAAACCATTTTACTATCCTACCTATGGTATTCCCAAAGAATCCCATAAACTTTGTTATTGGTTTGCCAATCTTTTGCACTAACTTATCTGTTTGAGTGCGTCCTTCTTTTATTCCATCTTCCCCTGCATCTTCTGCCTTCTGTCTTTTCTTGACAGCAAACATCCTTTTGATACGTTTATTGAAGTCTTTGAAAAACGTATTCTTTTGTTTAGTGCCTTTCCTAACAATAGTTATTTGTTTAACATAATTATCTGACAGATAATCTGCTTGAAACTTTAGTAAGGTTTTCTGTGCGTGCACTGAAGCACCAACACCATCAAGTGTTGACCCTGTGCGATTGATTGCTTTTCTGAGTACATTAAAACCTACACCCACATTCGTCTTAGAGGTGAATGCATTAATAGTGACAAACTTTTTTAACTTAGCTGCCATTATAGAGACATACGGTTTTTGTTTTCTTCTGCTTTTTGCCTACGCTCTTCTTCTTGGATGAATGCCATAAGAAGACCGATATACACATCACGCTCCCAAGGAATCATATTTTCTAGCTCCGTGAGACTATACTTATGATGCTGCATTAATGCGAAATTAGTCTTGTAGTAATTCTCAAGACTATCATGCATCAATGCTACTCGAAAAAAGACGCTAACCCTTCTAAAACTACGTCACTCTTAACTTTAGTCTTAGGATTGTATACCTCAATAGTATGAGATAGTTTAGGCATAGTTTCAAAGAATGCTTGTATCTTCGCAAATTGGTCAGAATTTAAATTCTCTAAAAACTCTAGTGCTTCTTTATGAGAGAAAGAGTCATAAACCTCTTCTGCATCATATACTTGGTCAACACAAGTTGCTGCTAACTCAAAAATGTCCTCAACAGTAGGATTGTCACTCATGTTTTGTTGGATAAACGCATCTAATGAAGGATACTTCATGATGACACCAACATTACCATCTAATAGAATCTTCTTGGCATGATCTTTAGGGACAAGTACTTCAACTTCCTCTAGAGGAACTTGGACTTCAACTTGAGTTGTCTCATCATCAGGTGCAGTGATTTTAAATTCACTAACTTCACCAACTGCTTTTGCTCTAATACGAAGGAAGATGTATTCAATCTCGAAAGTAGCGAGTTTGTCAACTCCTGTCTTTAGGTTAGTGCAATTTTTGATGATGGTCTTAACTGCTTTTACCATTTGCTTGTTGTCTTGCGACTCCATTGCAAGGTAAAGTAGTTTCTCTTCTTTTACTAGAAAAGGTCGGTATGATACTTTTTTACCTGTGATAGGCATTTCCAATTCATACTCAGGTATCGATAATTTAGGTAAAGGCATGATAACTAATTATATGTTAAGTATTTAGACGAGTATACGAGACAGGTTGGTCTTTATTGTAGAAGTTAAAGTTAAAAGAAATAATCGTCTTAGGTATATCAATAGGATTTGATGGTGCTCTATGTATAAGAAAACTAGGAAATGCCACAACATCGCCCTCTTCTACATCTAATTCCTGTATATCATCAGTAAATGGGTCTCTATACTCTGTTTTTGGAGTGCCTTCTGGCATGTCCAAATAGTAAACACCACTAAATTGACAGTTATGCACATGCCAACCATGATACTGTGCTTGTTTATATTGCTGATAAAAGAAATTCATGACCTCAAACCCATGAAAAAATTTATTACCCCACTCTCTAGTAAAATCTGATAAAACGTCATATATCCTATACTCAATAAGGTCTAGATATGCACGAGGGACATCTGGGTCTATATCATAGTCTGAGTAGATATCCAAGTCATTTGCTTGAATTCTTGCTCTTTGATTGTGAATTGCTATGAGTGCATCATCTTTATAAATCAAATGGTCTTTTATCTTCTTTTTGAAGATAGGACATCCAATCACTTCCATACTTTAAACACCTACTTTGGCGACATCTTTTTGGTCTAATACGAATCCTAGTTTGTTTGCAACATCAGTAGTGCTAGACACTGTAATATCATTTATATTATTTCCAAATTGTACAGTATTATTACCAATTCTGTCAAATCTATATCTTTCAAAGAAGAAATTTACATTAAGTTTAACTAAATCAGTAGGTCCGTTATTGAATGATTGCTCAGACATATCATATGGAAATGCACCATACATCTGCCAAACTGCAGATGAGCGATTTAATCTTGTCCTACCAATGTCATCACCGAGTGCTGAGGGTGCTTTTAACATAACATTTGATGCATTCTCCCACTTTAATACTTGTATTGTAGTTGTATACTCTTCATAGAATCCTGCTCTATTCTCTTGGTCAGATGCAGTATTCATCATCCATTGCTCAAAGAAATCACGATGATACTGGTCTTTTGTCACTAGAAATTCCACTTGTAAGTCACCAAATGCAGTATTAGTAGCAAATTTACGAGAGACACCAATATCTCTCACTTCACTGGTTGTTACTCTCCTACCAGGTACAGTTACACTACTTGCAAGGTAATTAATAGAATCATAATGCTCTTGAGCACCTCTATTGGTTATAAAACTATTATCCTCTAGTGATACACAAAGTGGTACAGGTATAATCAACTCAAAGAGATTTGACTTCGAGGGTGATTTATAACCCGAAGATACAAAATCCTTAAATTGTCTAAATGAGTTAGCTGACATTAGACTCTACTCCATATAAAACTACTGGGAATTTCAACTGTCCTACCCATAACATCCCTAACAAACTGCTCAACTGGTAATGGTATAAAGTTAGCAAGTTGCTCTTTAGGGACTACGTACATGTTTGTAGCACTTGACATAAAGTATTTATGGTAACATCGCTTAGGAAATGCTTGTGTGCCTGATGACCACGAAGATGCTACTCCCTGTCTGACTGACGGACGTAAGTAATGTAAATTTCCACCAGAAAACTGTCTTTTGTTAAAATCTACATCACTAACCAGTGTCATAGGATATGTATCAAAGAAAGGTAAAAGCTCTGTTTGTGCTGTATATCGATAGAATATAATGTCACCTACTGCAAGTATTCCACTAAACGGCTCAAGTTTATCTACCAACTGTGCACGATACCAGTCTTTTGACTTAGATGCACCTCCTGTAGAATCTTTTATGTCTGAGAAAATACTCATACCTGTAACTCGTGCTCTGTAAGTATCTTAAATTGCATATGACGGTCTTTACAATATTCAATCGCTGCTTTCCATTTTGCCTCGTTTACACAGTAGGTCTTAACTTCTGTTAGATACTTCTTTGTAACTTTGCGTTGTTTTTTGGGAGGTGACGTCTGCTTATAAGGCTTGACCTCAATGACAAACTTCTCTGTCCTCCCAGTTTTAGTCCTTGCTCTGACATAAAAGTCTGGGAAATAGCGATGAACCCGCCTATCGACAGGACTGATATAAGGTATAACGATTTCTTCACTGCCCCACTCTATTACGTTTTCGTTTTTGTCGCACCATACCATAAATTTTCTTTCCCATAAACTCCTATAAATAATATTAGTCGGGTCACCTTTGTATTTGAATCTGTTGGTTGGTTTGTATTTGCCCGAATAAGACATAAATAATAAAATGGCACAAGGAAGCTGGAGTCAACCATATGGCGATGCTACATCAGGGAGTGGTAATCAAACCCTTGTGTTCCCTCGTAGTAAACCTTATGGTGCTAACTCAACAAGTGCCACAGATGCAATATCTAAAGATAAAAGAAAAGGCACTGAGGTAGTCGACTACCTTAAGATTACTATTTATGACCCTAAGGAGGGTGCTAACAGTAGTTACAACTACATTAAAGACAATCACGCAAATACCGATACAGTTAAAAAAAGCGTATATCTATATTTACCAAATAAACTAAGAGAAGGATATCAAGCAAAATATAATGGTGTAAAATTAGGACCTTTAGGTGGAGAGGCACTATCTGGTATAGCTGGTGCTATGGGTGATGGGGGTCTAAACACAGAAAGTTTAGGTGAATCCATAAAAGAAACCGCAGAAGCTGCGATACCTACTGCAGGATTTAATCTTGGTGCTGATATGATTAATAAAGTATTATCAGCAGCTGGTGGTGGGGGTGTAACAGGAAATAACCTAGCAGCACTAGCAACAGGAAAGGTATTTAACCCATATGAAGAGACTGTGTTTCAAGGTATGGAGTTTAGAGACCATAAGTTTGACTTCATGTTTGCACCTAAGAGTCAGTCTGACGTAGAGACTATTACCGATATAATAGAGACATTTCGTATTTCTATGCTCCCAGGTAGGGATGGAGACCACTGGTTGACTATACCTGATTACTTTAGAGTAGAAATCGTAAGATTAGTAAGTAATGAGGAGGAAGAAGTATTATACCCTACAACAGGTTCAGTTACTAAAGGTGTATTACAAAAAATTATGCAATTTCCATCAAAAATGATATTAGCAAATATGGACGTTGACTTATCACCCTACGGACCTTATGCGTCTCTAAAAACCATAGAAGGTGATGATACATATGACTTTGGTCCTGTAGCATATAGGATGAGTCTATCATTCAAGGAGACATCTCTTCTTACTCGCGAGAGTTATGGATACAATACTAGAGGTGAAAAACAATGAGTAATTACTTTTCATATCTTCCAGACGTCTTTGTAAGGACATCAACTTATCGTCAAAATAATGTTGACCCTTTTATAAAGACAAAGAATCTATTTCGTAGAGTCAAGATAAGAGACGACGTAGAGGGTCTAGTTACTGGATTTACTCAATATACTATAGTAAATAACGAAAGACCTGATAATGTAAGTCAGAAGTTTTATGGCGACCCTCAATACGATTGGGTTGTATTAATGACAAACAATGTTACCAACATATATGATGAGTGGCCTATGACTGAGGATGAATTATATAAGTATTGCACTTCAACATATAATAGTCCAGAAGATATTCACCATCATGAAACTTTTGAAGTTAAAGACACTAGAGGTAATATTGTATTAAGAGCAGGATTAACGATACCTAGTAATTTTACATATAGACGTCCTGATGGCACAATGGTTGCAACTGTTGATTTAGTGCATCCAATTACTAACTATGAGTTTGAATCTGCCAAAAATGACTTTAAACGTAATATCTACATTCTGCGCAGACCATATCTAACAACATTCTTAGAAGAATTCCAGTCACTTGTCGAATATGAAGATTCTAGAGAAGTTGATAGTAATACAGGTGTCAAAAAGACTACAGATGCAATCAAAGAAAACTTTATTCCTGTTAAACCCACATATTCCACAAATATTGGTCAAACTTCATCTGTTGACTTTGCAGTGCAACAAGACTTTGGAAATATTACAGTTGATACCTCAGGTGCAACTATTGAGGAAGGACAGCAACTTTCTGATGGTAGCACAACAGTAACAACTAATGAAAGCAGTACATCAACAAACGCTGCTTCCAGTAATTCAGCGATTACAGAAACAGCGTCTAATACTACAGATTCTTCATCCTCGTCATCTTCCAGTAGTAGTGGAAGTAGTGGAAGTAGTGGTTCTAGCGGTGGTTATGGCGGTTATTAGATTTACTCTCAATATCCATCCTCACCCATCTTGGCAAGTAGAATATAATAAATGAAAACATCCAGAAAGCGATTACAAAGTATAAATGCACTAATCTGTCGGAGTTTACTATTAATCCTAGTGTTACGAGACCTATCCAAGTATAGTC